CGCGGAGTTTATCGCAAGCGCGTGCGGACCGCTTACGGACTTCGTGAAGGCGCACAGGTTTCAGATGAACTTGGTAAAGTCACAAGCTTAGACTCCTTGACTACCGCCATCCATGAACTTAGTCATGGCCTTGCTTTTGACAGCGGTTTTGAAAGCCTCTTTGATCAATTTGGTGGGATCAGCACAGCCAAACGTCGCCAGATCGACAACGAGATCGACAACATTCAAAAGTACGCTGACCTCTACATTGAAAAGAACCCAAGCCAACGCCGCAAGGTACGCCGCGTCATGGAAGCCTTAGAAGCTAGGCAGAACTTTGATGATGCCGATACACAGGCCCGCACAGGTCGTTACCTTGACTATGTCAAAAGCCCCGAAGAGCGGGCGGTTGATCCTATTCTCTTGTATCTGCTGAACCCAAAGGTTGCTAAGAATATTGCACCCGCAACGTCGGCTCTGGTCAAAGAAATGATGAACAAGTCAACCGACAAGTTCCAACTGTACACTTACCCCTTCGCCACAATGGTCGCCGTAGTACTCGCCATGATGCTCAACGGTCGCGCCGAGGAAGAGGAAGAGCAAATGAGACAACAGATGCCTGCGGGCGCGTTGTCACCCCAAGCCGGTGCGCTGTCACAACAACAGTTCGCCGCGTAACTACGAAGCTAACAAGGAGAGCACCTTCATGCGTATCACAGCACTCGATTTTGTGGACATCCTCAAGCAGCTAGAGTGGCTGCGCGGGACATCCCTGTCAGGCCCCGACAAGCTTGCGCTTTACAAAGAGATGGAGGCTTCACTGCCACCGGATCAGTTGTGCGGAGCGGCACTGCAATCGCTAAGGATCGTCAGACAGGAGCTTGAACATGGGCGCGCCAAAGAAACCCCGAGCGCGGGTAAAAAAAGAACTAAAAAGCCCGCTGAAAAGCACCCCGAAAAAGAACCATTACTTCTCAAACCTGATGAAAACGCCCGAGGGCCGCGCACTAAGAAAGCAGTGGTCAAACAAGCCAAAGCGTAACGCAGGTAGGCCGGTAGGTGTCGTTGATGGCTACACGGCGGCACAGCTAGTGCCAATCCGCGCTAAAGCGGCGAAAGAAGCAGAGAGAATAGTGGAGATTATGACTGAGCAATTCGACGTGGATGACTATGGGAAAGAGGCATTGAAGGCTGCAGTAGCCATCATGCGTGAGCCCGCCCAGAACCGCGACAAGCTGACGGCTGCACGTCTGGTCTTAGACTTTACCAGATCGAAGCCTGCAGCGTCCGTCGAAGTCACTGTGGGCAAAGCTGAGAGCTTTTTGTCATCGCTACTCATCGAGCACGACGGGCCACAGGATGACGAGCAGCTTAAGATCGAAGTAGAAGAGAGCACAGATGACAGCATTAGACCCCAAATTGGTGCAAGTGAGGAAACGCCTGTTAAATGACTTTAGCTTCTATGCGCCCAGCGCACTAAAGATCCGCACCAAAACCGGCGAGATTGCACCGCTTAAACTGAACAACGCTCAGACAATCTTAAACGACGCTGTCGAGGCACAGCTAGCTAGCGAAGGCAAAGTCAGGATCATCATCTTGAAGGCTCGGCAGCAAGGCCTGTCAACATACACCGGCGGCTATCTTTACTATGCTGTCAGTCAGCGAAAGGCGTCCAAAGCAATGGTCATCACGCACCATTCGGACAGCACTCGCGCCCTGTTTGACATGACTAAAAGGTACCACAGTAACTGCCCCGAGATCCTTCAGCCCCACGCTAAGTACAGTTCCCGCCGCGAACTCCGCTTCGACGTGCTCGACAGCAGCTTTGTGGTCGCGACAGCAGGCGGTGAGTCCATTGGTCGGGGCGAGACCCTGACCCATGTCCACGCATCTGAGCTTGCGTTTTGGCAGAAGTCTACTGCCCTTGAGAACTGGAATGGACTGACGCAAGCGGTGCCTAACACTAATGGCACGGCTATCTTTGTGGAGAGCACAGCTAACGGTGTCAGTGGCGTGTTTTTTGACCTCTGGAAGGGTGCCGTCGATGGTACCAACGGTTACGTGCCGGTGTTTATCCCGTGGTTTACAGACCCCGATTATCGTGAGCCCGTCCCCGACAACTTTGAGCGCACCCCCGACGAGATTGACCTCGCTGCCGAGTATGACCTCGATGACGAGCAGCTTATGTTTCGCCGCCGCAAAATCGCGCAGAACGGCTTAGACCTCTTTCGGCAGGAGTACCCGAGTTACCCCGACGAAGCGTTCCTGACAACTGGGCGACCAGTGTTTAACCCTGACAAGCTCCTGTCTCGTTTGTCTGAGACCGAGGAGCTACAGCAACGGCTGGCCTTAGAGGGTGGCGAATGGCTGGACAACGCTCGGGGAGAGCTTTCGATCTACCGGCCACACCAAGACGGCGAACAATATGTCATAGGGGGCGATGTTAGCATGGGGGTGCGAGGTGGTGACTATAGCTGCGCTCAAGTGCTCGACAGTAAGAAACGTCAGGTCGCTGTGTGGCGCAGTCATGTGCATCCCGACTACTTTGCGACCGTGCTCTATGCGCTGGGCGAATATTACAACGAGGCTTTGATTATCGTGGAAAACAACAGTCACGGTATCCTGACGTGTACGCGCTTGGGCAAAGACATGAACTACCCCAACTTCTACACCGAGACCCAGATTGACAAGCTGACAGATCGTGAGACCACCAAGCTCGGGTTCACCACTACCTCCAAAACCAAGCCTTTGATCATCGATCAACTTAGGGCCGCGCACCGCGACGATGAGCTAGAGCTTAATTGTAAGGTCACGATCCGAGAAATGTTGACTTACGTGGCGACGGAGACGGGTGCAATGGAGGCTGAGTCTGGCTGCTTTGATGATTGCGTAATGGCCCTTGCCTTAGCGAACCACGTCCATGAGGGCGCTTGGGAACCGATTGAATCGACTGATAATTACTACATAGAAATGGTATGAAATGAAAACCAAAGATTATAAGAAGCTGGATGACGAAGGCATCGTGGTCATCCTCGATGCCAACATTCGCCGCAGCGTTGGTTACTATGACAGCCAGATCAGCCGTGAGCGGAAGAAGGC